TCGGTCAGGTTAAAGGTATTCGTAATCGTCGTCAGGACGTCGTGTGGAATGATCGTGCCGGCGCCGGTTGGGACAAACAGCTCCGGACCTTTTTCGCCGACCAGATAGGTCGAGCCGCCCGCGACCGGCCCGCCCGTCGCGCGCGCCCCACCAAAGTTAGCCGTCGATCCCCAGATGGTGGTGATGGGATTCGCGAACGAGGACTGCCCGCTGTACATGTCGAACCAATTCGAGGGCAGTTCACCGTGCGGCCCGAGCGGGACCCGCGCGCCCGTTGGGGACATGAGATAGTTCTGGCCTCCCTCATTGACCGTGCTAGAGCCTGGGAGCTTCGCGCCCCCTTGCAACGTGTCGAGCGCGGAGGACACCCCCTGGATTGCCGCTCGCGCCTGATCCGCGGGCCCTTTGACTTTGTTCAGCGCGTCGTCCGCGTTCTGTGACCATTTCGCGAGGGCATCGCTTGCGGCGTCACTCTCCTTTCGGAGCTGGTCCATGCGACCCATCGTGTAGTGATCCGCGTGGTCGAGGGCGAACTGGTACGCGGCTTTGGCCTGATCCGCGATCAACTGATAGTGGTCGCGGGTCGTGGTGTCGCTTTCGAGCGTCTTCTGGGTGATGTTCGCGGCCATTTGATCGGCCGTCGCCATGATCGCGTTGTAGGCATCCTGGCTGAAGGTCTTCGACTTCGTCATCGCCTGGATTTGTTGATCCGCCCACACCCACACGTCGGCAATCTGTTTCTGAGTCGAGTCGTGACTCGCCGCGTTGACCGCTTTGTAATACTCGTCCCACTTCGACGCGGCGGTTGCCGTCGTCTTCTGCTCTTCCTCGGCAGCGGTCTTCTCGTCCTTCATCGCCTCCGCGACGGACTTGATTTGCGCGGCCGTCAACCCGTACGCCTCCGCGAGTGAGGCTTGCGACACCCCCGCGTCGAGGTAGTACTTGATGGCTTCCACGACGGATCCGTTCATCGTGTCGAGTGTTCCTTGCCAGCCCTGGCCGACCGAATTGAGCTCGGCCATCGCCGCATCAAACTTCTTCGCCTCGTCCGTCGCGGCTTTGTGTTCGTCGGCAACGGCTTTGACCTGGGTCGCCGTCAGCCCGTACGCCTCCGCGAGCTTGCTCTGGGAGACTCCCGCGTCGAGGTAATACTTAATGGCCTCCACGACCGCGCCATTGATCCCGTCGATGGTGTCCTGCGTGCTGCGACCCGCGGAGTCGAGTTCCGCCATGATCTCGCCCCAATGTTGGGTGGCGGCGACCTGTTTGTTGTATTGCGCGGTGAGTTCCGAGATCGCTTTGTTTTGCTCCTGCACATCCATCGTCTTCGGCTTGATCTGCAGGTTCGTGAGCGACTCGCTCATCTTGTTTAGTTCATCGGTGGACATCTTCGCCACGGGCGGGAGGTCACCCGCACCTGTCACGAATGCGGAGACGCCCGCCGCGGCGTAGTCGTAGCCCTTGCCGATCAGCGATCCGCCATCCCCCAAGGACAACGCGGTCGTGATCCAGCCGTGTGTTTTCTTGTCGACGTCCTCGAACGCGTTTCCGAGCCAGGTCACCGTGTCAATCGCCTTCGACAGTGGACCGATGAAGACCGAGCCGAAGGCGACCGCGACGGCTTCCGCCTTCGTCTTGATGGTCGCGAGTTGCATGTCCAACTTTTCGGCGCGAGCGGCTTGCTCCTCCGTCCAGGGGGTAATGCTCGCGGTATCGTGGAGGGCCTCATTGAGTTTCAGGAGCGTCGGGCCGAGGTCGCGGCCCGCCTTGCCAAAGATTTCGACGAGCGCGGCATTTCGCTGGGCCTGGTTGCCCGTCTCCGCGAAGCGTTCGGCGACCGTCCCGAGCCAGTCATCCGCGTTCGTTTTCTTGATCGTGTCGATGGACAGGCCCAACCGCTGCAACCCTGACTCGGTTTTTGCTGATCCTTCCCCGACGCCCTGGCCGAGTTTGAACATCGCATTCGACAACGTGTCGACGTCGGTCCCCGCCACCTTCGCGGCCGCCGAGAGACGCGACACCTGTGGCACGGACATCCCTGTCTTCTCCGACATGTCCTGGATATGCGCGCCGACTTCCGCGGAATTCACGGTGAGTTCATAGATCGCCGAGCCGAGCGCCGCGACGATGCCGGTGACGCCCGCGACGGCCGTCCCCAGCGGTCCCATACTTTCCGCGAGGGCGAGGACGCCCGACTTCGCCGCGCCAAGCGGGTTCGTCATGACGTCTTCGATGTTGAGACCCGAGACGAATTCGCCCCAGGCGCCTTTCGCGTTCTTCGAGGCGTCGGCAATCGCTTGTAGGTTCGTGGGTACCGGGATGGCCGAGGCGTGCATCTTCTCGATGGCTTCGGACGCCTGGGCGCCGAGCCGCTCGAGTTCATCCGCGGTCAGCTTGCTGACGCCGCCGATGCGCTCGACGGCTTCGGCCATCAGCGTGGCGTCCTGAATCATCTTGGTGCCGCTTAAGGCGTTCGCCATCCGCGACAACGACGATTCGACCTTCCCAGAATCCGATTCGAACGACTTCAGTTTCAGATCCGCCGCGTCAACCGCGGCCGAAAAGTTCGAGAAATCCGCGACAAAGGTGCCGGTAATCGCCATCGTTAGATCTCAGCGGATCGGGTCGCCCTGGCTTCGATCACCCATTCGACCAATTCCTCGTACACCTCGACGGGGAGCGCGAGCAGTTCATCGTACGTCCAGTGCATCAACTGACAGAGGTATAAGTCGCTACGGACCCCTTCCCGCCAGCCATCAGCGGTTTTTTTTCCTGCCGTGCGGCGACGACCACACCATAATGGTCGTCAATCGCATCCCGGATCTCATTGAACGAGGGCGGATCGAGGCTATCGACCGTTCGGGCGAGTTCGTCCACGGAAAGCCCTCGGATCTGAACGACCGCGCCATCGTCATCCGTCAAGGTCCAATCGAGGAGAAACGCGGTGATGATATTGATCCCGTAGAGCGTCGGATCCCGCACGAGCCGCCCATCGGCATCCACAACGTACGTTCCGTCAGGCTGCCGGAGCAGCATCCGCGCAAAGGCCGCGCGTTGTTCTCCGGCAGTGAGGGCTTTCTTGACGACCACGCGGTCCCCGTTCGCAAGGGTGAGGGTTTCGGTGTCGGGACGGACAAAGCGACTCATAAGCCCCTCATTGCTCGGGCGGCCCCAGTGTGGCGGTCATCCGGGTATCGCCGATTTGAATCGACGCGGTGTGCAACGGCCAACAGGACCGCGGGAGGCCTGGGCGCGGCGCCGTGAACATCAACGGGCGTTGGCGCAGTTGAAACTTATCGACGCGCGCAAACGTCGCCGCGAGCGTCCAGCGGGCATCGTGGGTACGGTCGGGCCGATGATGGGTAATCGTCCAGGCGCGCAACGTCGCGGCCTCGCGATAGCCCCAGAGGATCGACCCCGACGCCCCGCGCAGGGTAATCGACTCGAACACGCCGCGCCCCTGACGCTAGGGCGCCATCGTCCAGGGGCCGGCGGCGACAAACGTCCCGGTGACCTTGGGCGCTTTCAAAGTGCAGTCGATGTCGGCGTCGAGATAGGCGAGGCCGCTCCAGAAGTTCGCCAACTCGCCCGTACTATTGTTCGGGACGAGTTTCAGCGTGCCAGGCGTGCCGGCGTCGGCCGCCTCGAACAGCGTCTTGTCGGCCGAGTTATAGAAGCCGCCGACGCTACCACTGACGTCTTTCATCCCGGGGACATAAATTTTATTGACATCGCCGAAACAGGTGACGTCCTCTTTGTCTGTTTTAAAAGACGCCTTCCAGGCGTTCAGCGACGCAATGATGACCGGCGGCGGTGTGCCCGTCCCTGATGGATCCCAGAGAACTTCCCCATATCGCCCTGTCAGAATCGCCATTGGTGCGTCTCCTATGTAGGCGTCATTTCGACGCGATAGTTCCCGCCGCGGTGATACCAGCGGATCTGTGGATCCTTGTCGTCGACTTCCGTCATGCGAATGCGCGGATCGTCCTCGTCACGGTGCATCGTCATGCACGTATAGCCCGCGACCGTGAGTGTTTGGTTGTGCAGCAATTCGTGAATGCGTGCGGCCGCCAACCCCGCATCGGTGTTGTTATTCAGCAGGGAGGCCTTGACGGCGTACAGGATGGATTCGATCGCCGGCCCCGCGTCATACGTCGACTCGTCCGTCGCCGTGACCAGCGAGACGGTCACGAAGCGTTGGGCGCCGTGGGGCGCGATGTCCCAATAGACGTTATCGGGGCAGAGCGCCAGGAGTTGCGCGTCGGCGCCGAGCTTCGCCAGCAGGGCGTTGTCGATATCACTCGACGTGCTCATGGTTCCCCACTCACGACGAGCCCATATGAGACCAGCATCGACATCAACTGCTCGTACATCCGCCGTCGCGATTGCGCCATGACCCGGCCGAAGGTATGTGGGGGCGCCGTCTTGCCCCATTCCGCGCCCGTCGGCTTGCCTTTCGTCGTGTGGCGTAATTTGCTCCCGTGGTCCCAGAGCCACGCCCACCCCGACGCATTTTTCAGCCGGATCCCGGTCCCGAGCGGGCCCAGACTCATCACGGCTTGCGACAACTTGTCTCTCAATTCGCCGGCCGGATACTCGGCGCGCATGTCGACCTCGGCACTGTTCGCGGTGCCCTCGACGATGTGGGACGCCTCGGCGGTCAAGTCGGCGGGCAGGTTCCGCAAGGCCGCGCGGAGTTCGTCGAGCCCGTCCCAGCGAACCGAGGCGCTCATGGCACGATCTCGGCGCACACCAGATCCAGTTCGATGTGCCGTTCGTTCTGATCACCCACGTAGAGCACATTGAGCGTCCGCGTCCGCGGGACCATCGGCGTCGGGTCAATGACGATCTGGGTTTGGGTCGTCACTTGCGGGTGATACCAGATCGTGACGAGATGGGTCGCTTGCGCGAGGACCGTGCTATTCGCGAGGTATTCGAGCGACCGTGTCGCGGCGGGCGTGACGTGCGCCTGGACCGTCGGCGGGTCGAGCGGCGTCCATGTCTCGGTGAAGCCGCCATCGCCATCGGGCACCGCGGGGCCCGGGTTCTGGAGCGAGACGCGCGAGGCCTTCAGGTTGATCGATTTCATGCGACGGCCACCTGGGCATACGCGGCAATCGCGTCGACGTACCCCTGGGGAATCGTGAGCAACGATCCGCGTTCGAGGACGGCGATATCGCGCCCGAGCGTGGCGTAATGGGCGACGAGCAACCCGAGGGCATGGATCAGCAGGGGGACGGCGGGCTTGAGGACCGCGGCCGATGCCCATCCCGCCACGTACTGAATCCGGAGCGCCGTGTTCGGCCAACTGCCCGACAGCGGCCAGATCGTGCCACGCGTCAGGTCGACGACATACGTCGACGGGTCAATCGTCTGGGACTGGCCGGCGTCGTCGAGGTATTCGGCCGAGGATACCGCCTGAAGGCGGCCAGGCGCCCGTACGAGCACGATCGTCGCGACGGTCGGGTTGTACCAGGGGTAGACGGGCACGTACCAGGGGGAGACGGGCACGCCCCACCAGGGGCCGCTGTATGGCCCTGGCACGCCTTTGATCGACAGGTCGATGGTCTGGGTCAGCAGCGGGAGCCCGGTATCGCGTTCGACTTGGTCCCGGGCCGCCGCAATCCAGCCCGACATCAGCGGTTCGCGCGGGTCACCAGACGGCCAGTCGACGCCCGCGACGAGCTTCCCTTCGTCGAGCGTCAAGGGTTCCTCGGTCGGCGCCACGGTCACGACGTGCTGCGTGACGAGCGGGTCGGCGGGATAGCCGTACATCAGCGGCCCCGCCTCGTGTCGTCGTAGACCTGCTGCCAGTCCTTCCCCGCCGGGCCTTCGGGGCCGCGTGGCCCGCCCTGCCCATCCTTCCCGTCGCGTCCACGTTTGACTTTCAGCGTCCAGGCCTTCGACCCATCGCCCGGCTTGCTCGCGGTCGGCGTGTGGCAATGCCACTCTGAGCCCGCCCACGTCACCGAATCGCCAGGGCTGTACGCTTTGCCCTCGACGTAGATGCCGCGATAGATCGCCACGGGAAAGACGACCGTGCCGATCGTCTTGACCTGCTCGCCGCGGATGGCCTTGACCGTCACCGTCCGCTCGCCGTCGTGCTCGAGCGTCAGGTCGTCGACGCCGAGGCCATCCTTCCCGTCGAGGCCGTCCTTCCCTTTCTCACCCGATCCGCCCGGCAATCCGTCACGCCCTGGCAACCCATCGCGGCCGTCACGCGGCGGCGG